TGAAAATGGTGTACTGTTTGCTGATGCACGTTGGGCACCCAACGGCACAACAGACCCTGTGAGCGGTGCCGAACCCACCATTGAGAGCCTGTTGGTCAGCGACTATCTTGATCTGGATGCTCCAAATCCTGACCTGTATCCACAAGGTATGTTGTTGTTTAACACACGCCGCAGCGGTTACAACGTCAAGAGCTTCCAGAGCAACTACTTCAATGCACAAAGCTTCCCTGATGATACTTTGCCTACCCAGAAAAACACCTGGCTCACAGCCAGTGGCAATCGTCTGGACGGAGCCATGTGGTCAGGACGTTTGGCACAACGCCAGTTGATTGTGCAGGCCATGAAGTCTGCAATTGACACCAGCATTGCTGCACGTGAAGAACAAAATCAGTTCAACATTATTGCTGCTCCTGCCTATCCTGAATTGACCAGCAACATGATTGCACTCAGCAATGAGCGTAACAACACCTTGTTTGTGGTTGCTGACACACCCATGCGCCTGGGCAATGATGGCAATAGTCTAGTTGATTGGGCAACCAACAACAACGGTCTTGGCCTAACAACTCAAGATGGTAACAATGCAACCAGTAACTATGCTGCTGCATTCTACCCCAGCTGCTTGACTTCAGACCTAGGTGGCAACACAGTGGTTCAACCACCAAGCCACATGATGGTGCGAACAATCTTGCGTAGTGATGCTGTGAGCTATCCATGGTTGGCCCCAGCAGGCACACGTCGCGGTGTGATCGACAACGCTGCTGCCATTGGTTATATTGATGCAGCCACAGGCGAATTCCAACAGATTGGTGTGAGTCAGTCAGTTCGCGACATTCTGTATGAGCGTAACATCAACCCAATCACATTCATTCCAGGAATTGGTATTGTGAACTTTGGCAACAAGACCACTACCATAACAACCACTGCACTGGATCGAATCAACGTGGCACGCCTGGTGGCATTCTTGCGTGGACGACTTGAAGAAATTGGCAAGTTGTTCTTGTTCGAGCCCAACGATCAGATTACTCGCGACGAAATTGCTGGTGTCTGCAACAGTCTCATGTTGGATTTGCAAGCCAAACGAGCCATCTACGACTTCCTGGTTGTGTGCGACACCAGTAACAATACCCCAGCACGTATTGATCGTAACGAATTGTACGTAGACATTGCCATTGAACCAGTCAAAGCAGTGGAATTCATCTACATTCCGTTGCGTATCAAGAACACTGGTGAAATTTCAGGTGCTGCTGCCTAAATGATTGGTGGGGAATACCCTCCCCACCAATCCAGGTAAATAAACATATAGGAGATATACAAAATGGCAGTTTCATCACTTAACAGAATGACAGTACCAGTTGGCAGTGCTAGCGAAGGTGGCGTCCAGGGCATGTTGATGCCCAAACTAAAATACCGATTCCGCGTGTTCTTTGAAAACCTTGGTGTTTCAAAACCCACAACAGAACTCACAAAACAGGTGGTCAGCGTGTCACGGCCCAACTTGACATTTGAAGAAATTGCGTTACCAGTCTACAACTCAACACTCAAACTAGCAGGACGCCACTCCTGGGCAGATATTACCTGTTCAGTTCGTGACGATGCTGGTGGTGAAATTAGTCGCTTGGTTGGCGAACAGTTGCAGAAGCAAATGGATTTCTTGGAAATGGCAAGCGCTGCATCTGGCATTGACTACAAGTTTACTACCAAGATTGAAATCTTGGACGGCGGCAATGGCGCCTTTGATCCTGTGGTTCTTGAGACCTGGGAACTGTACGGTTGCTATCTAAAAGGTGCCAACTACGGTGATTTGAACTATGGCTCCAACGAAGCAGTTACAGTAGAAATGTCAATTGCTTATGACAATGCCAATCAGACACCTGCTGGATCAGGAGTAGGCGCAGTTGTTGGCCGAACTCTCGGTGATGTTGTGACAGGTGCTGGACAGGCCAGCTAACGCTGATCGGAATTAGCCAATGGCAAATTTCGGCCAGGATTTCCTCAAAGGTTTTACCAACGTCAATTACTTGCGTGATTATACTCACGCAAGTAAAACCTTTACCTCAAACCAATACGAACTCAAACCCAGGTTCAAGTTCCTATTTCACGTGAGTTTTACTCTCAACACTCAGATTCCGTCGTTGAATCAGTTTGTGAGTTCAGGTGATGTCAGCAGTCTCAGTTATGTGGTCAAAACAGTTGATTTGCCCAAGTACACTGTCAAAGCTGAAACACTAAACCAGTACAATCGCAAACGTGTGATACAAACAGGTATTGAATATCAACCAGTGACTTTGACTTTTCACGACGATGGCGGCGATGTCACACGCAATCTTTGGTACAACTATTTCAGCTACTACTATAAAGATCCAAACCAAAGATATCTCTCACCCAACAACACCAATGGCAGTGCAGGCGCCAGCAACAATACGCCAACTGGATTTGACTACAACGGCCGCGACATCTACTCAGACGACCGACAAGTCAACGACTGGGGCTACATTGGAGAATCTATCAGCGATGGCACCAGCAGCAGAACAGTTGGTGGTGACACCGGCAAGCCTCCATTTTTTAGAGACATCAGAATCTACGGCATGGACCAACACAAGTTTGCTGAATATGTACTGATCAACCCTCTGATCTCCAACTGGAGTCACGACCAATACAACTACAGTGAAGGCAACGGAATAATGCAGAACAGCATGACCATTGCTTACGAAACTGTAAAGTATTACACAGGTGCGATTGGAAGCCAGCGTCCAGACGTCAATGTACAAGGATTTGCAGATCCTGCACACTATGATACCACAGTAAGTTCGCTGGCACGACCAGGCAGCACTAGAACAATATTTGGCCAAGGAGGCCTGTTGGATGCAGGCGGCGGCATACTGAGTGATCTACAGAGTGGTGGCCTGACGGGCTTGATTGGTGCTGCACAAAAAGCAGGCACAGCCTACAACACATTCAAAGGAAAAAATCTTGCATCATTGGCCAAGAGTGAAGCAACTGCCATTGGTACCAGCGCTATCATTGGTGGCATCAAAAACAATGCTGGCAGATTTTTTCCAACACCAAAATCTCCTCCAACTAACTAAACACTATGAGCAGTATCAATACCACCAACTTTAATCTTGATCAAACAGTGCGTGTGTTTGATAGTTTTTACGAGTACGATGTCAATGTTCCTGCTGCAGAATACGACATTGTGTACAGTTATTTTCGGCGCGAAATGACCACAGGTTCAGCCGCTGGCAACTTCACAGTGAGCCTGTTCAGAGTGGCTGAGGAAACTGGTATTCCTGCGTTGACCCTATTGGAACAATTTAAAGGACAAAACGGTGTAAATCTAAACGTGCAGTTGGCCTATTTTCTCAACAGCATACGCAACAAGGCCACACTGCTGGGTGTGGGTGTGCCTGTACAAAGTAATAGATACGCAGCAAGGTTAGTGGTACAATGAGCAAGTGGGCACAAGGCACATACGAAGTCATCAACAAAGACAAGTATGTGGGTACTCGTGCCCCTCGTTATCGGTCAGGCTGGGAATTCAGTTTCATGAAATTTTGTGATTCAAATGATCATGTGCTGCAATGGGCCAGTGAAAGCATACAAATACCCTATCGTCATCCACTAACTGGCAAACAAACCATCTATGTGCCTGATTTCCTGATCACCTACAGAACTCGCAACAACACCATGCGAGCCGAATTGATCGAAATCAAACCTAAAAAACAAAGCGTGGTGGAATCCAAAATGAGTTCCCGAGACCGTGCCGTAGTGGCCATCAACTACGCCAAATGGGCATCTGCAACTGCCTGGTGCAAACGTCAAGGCATCACTTTTAGAGTTATAACAGAAGACGACATGTTTAAAAACGGTTTCAAGTAATGCCATAAATATGACATGACTCGTAAACTTGAAGAACTTTTTGATTTGCCTCCTGCTGACGAAGATCAACACACAGAATCTACTGCAGAACCGCCACTGCCCACCACTCGTGAAACACTGCAGGCTCTGGACGAAGCCATTGACAAAGTGGATGCTGCATTGCCAGCAGTCCAGGGACTTGACGCCTCAGATCGGGACATGGACGAACTGGCTGACCTAGCCAAAGATAGCTACAACAATCTCATGGATCTTGGTATGCAAGTAGATTCAAGATTTGCCAGCGAAATATTCAGTGTGGCCAGCAACATGCTGGGCCATGCTATCACTGCCAAAACAGCCAAGCTAGACAAAAAACTCAAGATGGTTGACCTGCAGATGAAAAAACTGCGTCTAGATCAGCAGCAGCAAATAATTGACAACAAAAACGCCGAAGCCGGTACCGGACCTGCTGTGCAAACAGGCACAGGGATTGTGCTGAGCCGCAACGATTTATTGGAGCGTTTGTTGGGACGTCGAGATCAAAACGCAACAAAAGAATAAATATACAATAGGATACTGATATGAATACACTTGCAAAATACCTTGCTGAAAGCCAACGCACATACAACTACCGTATCAAAATTGTAGGTGATGTGCCTGCTGGATTTGTCAAAGGACTGGAAGCCAAACTGGATCAATTTGATGTGGTCAAAGTGTCCACTCCCAAAACTACTCCGGTGCGTAAATCCAACACAGACTTTCCAGCGTTTCCCAACCAATCAATGACCATTGTGGATGTGGAGTTTCGATACCCTGCTATTGAACCACAAATCAAGCAGTTGGCACAGTTGATGGGTCTGGATCCAAATCGCATTGTGATGAACACTACTGCTTATGAAGACAGCCTGAATCAAGAAGCCAACCGAGTTCAAGAACTCAACCAGGACCTGTTGAAAGACACTGACTATCCTGAAGATGACGCAGAACAGCGAGCACTCAAGAAAGACTACAGTGCTGAACCGCATGATCACGTGGTGTTGAAAAACGCCTATCGTTCAGATTTCACAGTTGCTGGTGGTCGAACACCTGCTGCTAAAACCACAAATGATTTGCCACAGGGTATCAAAAGCCCTATCAGCAACATCAAGCGTCCACCAAAGCCAGCAACTGGCGCCCAACCTAGAGGATAATCCCCATGACATTTTTTTACAATCTCAATGACAAACTAAACGCTATCCGTGAAAAGCCTGAGACCACTCACAAGCAACTGAACGAGCGTGACATGAGCCGTGCTGCCAAGGGCATTAAAAAATATACCCAGCCCGGTATGGAAGAATTATCCAGACTAGGTAGAGAAGGTGCCAGTGAGAAAAAGATGGATGCTGCCCGTAAAAAGTATGACCAGTATGACAACACAGAAGTAGACGAAGGCCAAATGTTGGACAAATTTGTAAATTCAAAAATTGGTCAAAAGATTCTTGGAAAACCTAGCGATGCAAACAAACTCAGTCCTTCCACTGCTGGCCATTCTTTTGGGAAAGGGCAAGCAACACCCGGAGGCCCATTGGGACAAATTGCAAGATACAACAACATGAACAAAAATGAAGGTGCTCACAGCCAGGACGCCATGGCGTTGAATCCAGACTTTGACAAGATAGGCCGCAAGCCTGGCGTCATGGACCGTGTGGTTCGGGGTGCAAAAAAAGCAGCTGATGTGCTAGCACCCGGAGATGAAGAATTGCTGCGCCGTCTGGAAAAAAGTTCTGGTGCAGCACCGCGGCAACCAAGAACCAAAGAACCCAAATACATGGAAGCAATGAGTCCTGCTAAACAAAAGTCATTTGCTGCTTTAGCTCCTCCAAACGACAAAATTACTTTTGCTGACAAGATTGCCGGAGCCAAGAAAGAAGTTGACGAAATGCTGGGTGACGTTGCTGCTGAAGCAATGAAATCTGCACTGGGCAAAGGCAAGCAACCTGTGCGTGGCATGGGCGAAGCAACCAAAGAAATTCCTGGCGGTCGTCGCCACACAGCAGAACCTGGCGGCTATGGTCGCAAGGACGACGATGATGCTCCCCGAGTGCAAACACAACGCGGTCGTGGTCGTCCCAAGAACAATGCTGACAGCGACACAGGTCAAGTGATGAAGCCTGATTTTGGTGCTTTTGGTGTCACAGGTAAAGATATCAAATTGCCCAAGCACAAGGGTGCTGTGACCAAGCACAAGATGGTAGGCGAAGATGATCTAGATCCCAAAGATCCAGGCGAATACGATCAAGAAGGCGACATGGCCAAGGACACTATCAAGACTGTGGTGCGGCATGCTCAGGCTTTGGAAAAAATACTGGGCAACAATGACAACCTGCCAGAATGGGTACAATCCAAGTTGGCCAAGATTGAAAGCATGATGACTGCTGTGGATGACTACATGCAGAATCAAGAAACTGATCAAGACGATGAAAAAATGCAAGAGGCCTCTTTCCCAGTGCCACCTGGCTACCCGGCGTTCAAGAAAAAGAAGCCAGCGCCGTCAGTGCCGCCAACAAAAGATAACAAAGACGACGAAGAAAAACCTATTGCTGAAAAAGCAGTGAGTAAAAAGCAACAACGCTTCATGGGCATGGTCAGTGCTGCCAAGAAAGGCGAAAAGCCTGCGTCAAAAGAAGTTGCCAAAGTAGCCAAGACAATGAAGAAGTCGGACGCAGAAGACTTTGCCAGTACCAAGCACAAAGGCTTGCCTGAAAAAGCCAAAGAGTCTGACAAGGCCGACAGCAGCAAAAAAGTCAGCAAACGCAGTGCCAAGTCAGAAGAAAAAGTTGAAGAAACCACTGTGAGTGGCAGCGTGGCAACAGCACCTGCTGCAGGCGGCAAAAAATCCAGTGGTGGATTTAACTTTGGTGGCGGCATCTATGACAGCATGAATCGTGACTTAGAAAACATGATCTCTGAAAGCATGAGTCGCTTGGACGAAAGCATGAGCATCAACATGAGCCTGAACTCAGACGCACAAGACGGTCAAGGCAAGAGCCTGACTGTCACAGCCACAGGAGACGATGCAGACAACCTGGCTCAGATGTTGAAAATGGCTGGCATGGGCAGCGATCACAATCATGACCAAGCCTATAGCCAAGCACCACACATGGTGGATGAAAACAAACCTGATTATCCTACCAACACAGAAACCAGCAATGACGCATTTCAGTACTCAGGTGGCCTGAACAAACCCAAGTCAACTGGACAGACCACAATTCCTGTGATTGCCAGCCAAGACGATCGTCAAGAAAGTTATGCTGCTGAAGAAGAAGATGCCATCAAGCGCATGATGGAAATGGCTGGCATGTCTGCTGCGGGTAGTGCATCTGCCGGAGACTATATTGATTATATGAATGCCAGCGGCGAACAACCGCCGGAAGACTTGATCATGCAAAATGGTGTGGAATATGATCCTGATACCAATGTTATCTCTGTCAGAAACGCCACCTCCCTGGCCAACACTCACAGAGCAATAGCAGCAGCTGGTTGGAAAAAACAAGCAGCAGGAGCTAGACCAAACCCAGCAGCCGCAGGCCAAGCAATGCAGGC